CAAGACCTGAGGAAGGAGTTTGCCAGCACCTTCATCGACATGCAGTTTACGAGGAACTTCCACCTCGTCCTGCAGAAGGACTTTAGGGTTCTCTATAAGGATGCGGTTCTCAGCCAGATTATTGCCGATGGTAGAACTCCCACCGAATCTCAAAAACTCACCGAGAATGAGGTTAGGTATCTGGAGAAAATCCGTCAACACTATACTCCTCAGAGCCTAGCGATGGTCAAACAACTTCTTGGCGGTGGGACAGTAGACCAGCCTTTCGACTTTACCCGACTGACTATGGAGATAAAGAGGGAACAAATCACTATAACCCAAGAACAAAATAATATCTAGGGAGGCCTGTTTAATGAAACCTATGGAGAGAGACGAGCTATTGATAAGGCTAGATGAGAGGGTAGGAACAGTCCTAATAACAACTCAGAAACAGGAAAGGCACCTAGCAGAGTTGAATGGAAGGACTACTGATAGTCATGTGATGGCTAACAAGAACTCCAATCGCCTTGATGTACTGGAGAACATTGCTGCTAATGGCTTCCAACTCAAACTGAATCGTAAGCAGGTAGCTGTTGGAGGTGGCGGTTTTGCTGGTGCAGCCATTATGATGATTGTAGCATTTGGTAAATCTATTGGCTGGTGGTAATATGAGAAGGGTAGGTTCCAGGCAAAAAACTGCCGGGAAGAAGAATCTCACCAAAGCACACGCAACAAGAGTGGGAAGAAGAGGCATGATATACAAGCCAAGAGGTATGAAGTAATGGTAACTGCTGAGGAGCAATTCAGGGAACTCATACTTGATAAAAGGAAATTTATCGAGAGACTACTTGTTGTTGAGAACAAGCAGAGGCAGCGTGTTCCCTTCATCTACAATGATATTCAGGCCGATGCAGATAGGACGGCTAGTGGTATGGATGTATGGGTAAAGCCAAGTTCTGTTGGATTCAGCACCGAACGAATTGCCAATAGACTCGTGGATACTCTGACCAACCCCGGCACCAACACCGTACTCGTGGCGTTCGAGGACTTCATCACTGAGAGGTTATTGAGCAAGGTAAACTTCTTCTACAACCATCTTGACTCACTGAATATTCCCGGCTTCCCTACCATTCACCATAACAGCACTTATGAAAAGACGTTCGAGTTTAAGATGGACGGTCGTACCATGTCCACAAGTAGTATTTATATTGCATCTGCTCGGAGCAAGACAGCCGGCAGGGCAGAAGTTATCCACCACCTTCTACTGGATGAACATGCCTTCTATGTTGAGCAGGCCAGCGAGAACATCATAGCACCGGCATTGGCTAGGGTGCCACCAGAAGGCACAGTGGACAGTTTTTCAACTCCAAATGGTGAGGAGAATGAGTTCCACGACTGGTACTACAACGCCAAGAATGGTACAAGCCTATTCACCGCACACTTCTATCCCTGGTTCATCCACAAAGAGTATGTCATCATGCTCGGTGATAAGAGGATAAAACAGTCCATACCAGAAACCGACAAGGCTGAGTTCCCACTGACTGGAGATGAGGAAAAACTCATGTTTGCGCATGACCTCACCTTCGACCAGATACGATGGCGTCGCTGGATGATGCTCGTTATGGAAACTCTGAGAAGGAAGGGAGAATCCAGAACTCTATTCCTACAAGAATTCCCCGAAGATGATGTGAGTTGTTTCCTAAGCACCGGAGATATGTATTACCCTGTTGATTGGCTGGATGCGATAACCAAAACCTGCTACGATGCGCCGTTTAAGATGGACGGACTGAATGTGTGGTATAGGCCGGAAAGAGTTGAGGAAGGCAAGCCACACAAACAGTATTTGGTGATTATTGACCCCGGCCAGGGAAAGATAACCCAATCAGCTATTGGAGTGTTGACATTCGAGAAGGATGCACTGGGTAATACTATCCCAATCTGGTGTGCTAGAGATGCTGGATGGTATAGTCCCGAATTAACCTGGGAGAAAGCGGTGAAAATATCCGACTACTACCATAGGGCTGAGATAGTCTGGGAAGCCAATGCACATGGGTTGGCCATATCCGTCCTGGGTAAGAATCGCCGTCCAATCTATTTTAGAAAGGATATAATAGATGATAAACCGACAATGGTACCAGGCTGGCTCACAACTTCTAGTACCAAACCTTACATGCTACAACAAGTTAATAAATTCCTACCCAATCTGGTATGTCATGACATTGAGGTGGTTAGACAATGCAGGAACTTTAGAGAGGAAAAAGGAAAGTTAGTAATCATAGGATTGGATGACATCCACGATACTTTAGCGATAGGTCTGTCTGTGCATAATCCCAGACCAACCAAGCGTGGTTATCAAGGCCGGACAGGTTGGAATGAGAACTGGGGGAAGAAGGGGAGAAGGGTCAAACACAGCGTAGCGAGGAGGTAATCATGGTAGTTAAAGCACCGGGTATAACCCCACAATACATTATAGATTCCTGTACTACACTCAAAAGTAACTGGTCTACCAGAGCCAAAAAGTTCGTAGACTGGTATGACATCCTCCTGCTAACCGACGAGCTAAGGCAGGAAGGCATGGAGAGTGTAGTTACTAATGACCCGCGAACTGGCTATAACCTTGCCAAGCATCTCCTGAGCGGGATGGTAATAGCCGACAAGATAGAGAGTGTGGAGTTACCACAGGAAAACATCCCAGCGGTGAGTTACATGGAGAAGTATGTTGCGGAGAGGTGGGCCAGCCAAGAAAAGAGGTATAGAAGTGCAGGACGCCAATCCTGGCTGGGAGAGTTTATTGCCTGGCTGCTGGCTACTGGCTGGTACTCAGTCTTTGCAATGGCGACTAGTGATGAAGTGTGGGCTGAGGTCTGGTCCCCAGCAGACTGTTTCCCGGGGTTTGGCCCTGATGGTATAGTAGAACATGCCCACATCTACAAGCTGTCTCCGGTGGCCACATATAAAAAGATTAAAGCGTTGGGCTGGAATTACAACAGACCTATTTCTACCAACACCATCATATACGATTACTGGGGGTTTGATTCCGACGGTGATGTAACCAATGCAATAGTGCTAGACAACTCCTTCGTCAAGAGTCCGGTGAAGGACATCCCATGTACAAAGGTGGGTAGACTCCCCGTGTTCTCATCTCCAGCTGGTGGTCTCCCTGACATGGGAAGTATTAACCTGAACAATGTCTGGCAGCAGCATTACGGTGAGAGCATTGTCGGGACAAATGAGGACTTACTCCTCAACTACAATAAAATGAGGTCATTCATGCAACAGGCAGCCCGTACCGCAGCCCAACCTCACTGGCTAGAACTATCTCAGGGAGAAAGCCCAATTGCCTCCGAGGCTTTGATGGACCGCTGGGGCAGTATATTACATGGACAGCCTGGAGAAGATGTGAGGCCTTTGCAGGGAACTCCAATCCCCGTCGAACTCACGAATATTTTATTCCATTATCAAAACGAACTACAGAGAGGAATGTTCCCATGGGCTGTGTTTGGTAATGTCCAACAGCAGATGAGCTATTTGGCTATGGCTAACGTAGCCAGTGCATCCATGCAGATATTGACTCCATACAAGGATGCCGTCCAAGGCATGAGAACTGATGTGGATAACTTCTGGATGGAGATGATATTGGAGAATAACTTCCACCCCTACTTATTTAAGAAGCCGGGTTCTATGCCAGATAAGGAACACCGCCTCTTTGCTGTCAACGCTGATGTGGAGATACCAGGATACCTAGTTCAACGGGCAACCGTAGCTCGTATGCTCAACCCAAAATTCCGCCTGCCAGAGAGCTGGCTGATGGAGAGATTATTCCCAGAGATAAGGAATACAATCCAGTCCCAAGCCGATGTCCGAGCCGAGGATGCAATGATGGACCCGATGGCAATAATGGTAGACCAGATAATCGCCTACCGTCTGCAGGCTAAGATATTGCGGGATGCAGGTGATGCCGACAACGCTGCCCTCTATGAGAAACTAGCGGGGTTGAAGGAGTCCCAGCTATCCACGCCCCAACAGCAAGCTAGACAGGCGGCTACACCAACCCAATCCGCTGCCGAGCAAGCTGTGGCTAGGGAAGCGTTCCCAATGCGTGAAGGCAATACACCAATTGAAGGACTGGGTCAGACCACATAAGGAGATAGTAATATGCCTGATGATAAAAAAGACCCTACACAGAAACTACTTAGCGAATGGGGAGTAAAATCCACCGAGTATCAGGATAAGCTGGATATAAGCTCCCAGCAATTAGATGAGTTGCAGACTAGGATGAGGGTATTGCAAACTGAACCTGAGAGGGCAGTTAAGTTTGAGGAAGGTACAGCTCCAAAAAAGGTCCAGGACATCCTTGCTATTCCTCTGAAGTGGGGCCTGGATGTCTGGTCATTCAAGGAACGTGGTGAGATACAGACCCAACTCGAGGTTATTGGTAATGAGGTTGATAAGCTCCACTTCTATGGTAGTCTGTATTCGGCTATACCATATGCCATATATGCTGAGGAAATAACTACTGTAGAGGATGCTATTGCTGAGTTAATTCCTCCTGCCAGTATGACAAAGGCCGAACTTGATGATGCTAGGGACATTGTTCAGGATATGTTTACCGAGATTCAACAGTCTGTGGGTATGGAAAGGGAAGATATGATTGTTGATGGTGATGTATCCCTACCTCCTCTAGTCAAGCCTATATTGAGGGAACTCCAACCAAATAGTATCCAGCAATTAACAATAAATGCGATAATCCAACAGCTAACGGCTCCTACTGCTCCTGACCCAACACTTCCTGATGCTGAGTGGGAAGAACTACTTGCCAAGACCAATCCCGAATATGCTGATATGTCACAAGTGGAGATAGTCCAAGCCGAGGCAAGGAGAATACTATCCGAGACTAAACTGTCGAGGGAAATAATGACTGGACTCCCT